AACGGTCAAGCGCAAAGCAACGCCAACGGCTCTAATTCTTCTGAGCTTGGCCGTAAACTGGAAGGCGCCGTAAAACAAGTGATTGTTGGCGAACTTCGTCCCGGCGGCCTTCTGGCTCGATAATTATGACGCAACCCACTTTTGCCATCCCTTGTGAATACGGCCTCACGGTTCAGAGGGGCACGAGGATCAAGCGCGTGCAGTTTGGTGATGGCTATGAGCAGGTCATGCCAGAACAGCTAAACGACGACATTCGTTCTTATCAAATTGACACTGTTCCCATTGCTGACAGCATTGCCATTGCGCTGGACAGTCAATTATCCGCACTGAAAGGTGATTTTTTCTATTCGCAATTCTTCATGGACGATCAGCTCTATAAATATAGGCTTGAGCCAAATCAATGGCAATGGCGTACAATTGGCCCAAATAGCAATATCATATCTTTCGCTGTGAGGAGGATCTATGACCCTAGAAGCTGACGTACAACAAGGATGGCACGATGGCATTGTTGAACTGTTTGATCTGGATCTATCTCCTATCACTGGCGATGTTAATGATAAGTTTTATTTTACGAACCAATTAAAGCCTGACGATTCAAAAGTTGTATGGCAAGGTCGCACGTATGAACCTTTGCCAATTGTTGCAACTGGCTATGAGAAAAATACCACTGGACAAATCGCCCAGCCTTCATTGACAGTGGCCAATATCATGGGGACGTTCACGCAAGTGATCAGTTCGCTAGATGACTTGGTGGGAGCAAAGGTAACAAGACGACGCACTCTCGGCAAGTATTTAGACGGAGAGCCTGGCGCTGATCCGTCGCAAGAGTTTCCGCTTGATATTTTCTACATTGAACGCAAAACGTCGGAAGATGCACTGACAATTACGTGGCAGCTTGGCAGTGTTTTGGACTTGGAAGGACTACAGCTTCCTCATCGAGTGATTACGCAAAATTATTGTCAATGGAGATATAGGAGTAGCGAGTGTGGCTATACGGGCGCTCCTGTTTTTAATTCGCAAGACGGTTTAATTTCTAAGGCGGGGCAAAGCACTGAAGCATTGGCAGTGTTGAATGCCTATGATCTAGTGAAGCAACGGGAGAACGAACTCCGTGCTGCTATTAACGACAGGAACGTAAAGGCAGGCGAGAAGGAAAATGCCTGCACAAGCGTAGTGCTCCTTGAGGAGCGCTTCAACAGTCCGTCTATGCCGGGGGCTAATTATTACGTGCAAGCCACGCGAACAGGGCTTGTCACACTTGGAGGGACGGTGACAACGGTTGCCATCTGGAATGGAAGCATTGTCCAACTAGGCAGCGAATACAGGCAAGGGCGAAACGAAGGTGCAGTCCCCGGTAATACCAAAAACCAAAGTTTTTACAGCATTCAGCGATGGGGGCTTAGCGCTACGGCATGCAGCAATGCCACGTCAGCATTAGCCGCTGCAGAAGCGGCTCTCACTACGGCGCTCAACAACTACACCACGGCGAAGAATGACTTGGCGAACGCCACTGCGGCGTTGCCAGCGAACGATCCATTGTGGGCTCTAGACGTTTGCGGGAAGAGGGTGAGCAGTTGTCAAGCCCGTTTCCCATCAACTCCCACTGGATCTCCATCGCTACCATTTGGAGGCTTTCCAGGGGCGAATCTTACGCGATGACTTGGCACCATCTAAAAACTGAGCTTGCTGCTTACGCTCATAGCAAAGCGCCTGAGGAGGCATGTGGCATCATTGCCGGAGGCAAGTTTTTCCCGTGCAAAAATGCTCACCCTCATCCATTGGAAAGTTTTGCGATTGATGCGCGAGCGTTTGCAAAAGCAGAGAAAATCGGAATTGAGGCGATTTTCCACTCTCATTTGGGCATGGAAAATCAGTTCAGTCGCCACGACATTAAATCTTGCAAGCAGCTTGGATTGCCTTGGGTCATGTATTGCACTGGCACCAATAGCTGGCACGAAATGGACCCCACTGGCAATGCACCATATCTTGGTCGTCCATGGATTTATGGGATATACGACTGCTACGGGCTATTTCGTGACTACTACATTAAGGAGTTTGGAATTGTCTTAAGCGATTACGAAAGGGGAGATGAGTTTGAATGGACGAGCCCTGAATGGCGTATGTTTGAAAAGAACGTCACGGACCAAGGCTTCCGCGAGATTTCTGACGGACGCCTTCAGAAAGGAGACATGCTATTGATGCAGCTTCAAGCAAACTTCCCAAATCACGTGGGAGTGGTGCATTCGCCTTCGCAAAATGTATTTTATCAGCATTTGCTAGGTAGACTGTCAGAAGCCAATGTCTATGGCGGATATTGGCAAAAGTGTACGACTAAGATTTTGCGTCATCAGGAGCTTTTCTAATGGCAATGGTGGAAGTGAAGCTCTTGGGAGAGATGGGGCGTCGCTTTGGCCGATCATATCGCTTTGCTGCCAATTCGCCCAAGGAGATCATTTCTGCTCTGTCTAATCAATTGGCGGGATTCAAGGATTATCTCGTCACTGCTCACGAGAATGGCATAGCGTTTCGCTTGGTCGATGACGATTGGGAAGGAATGCAATACGAGAATGTGTTGATGCCTTGCAGGCGCTTGATTATTGCGCCAGTTGTAACTGGCAGTGGAACAGTGGGAAGGATTCTTGCTGGCGTGGCGCTTGTGGCATTGTCTTTCGTTCCCTTTGGCGCTGGAGCTTTTGCTGGCTTTACGGCAGGGCAAGGCTTTGCACTTGGCAGCGGCATTCTGTTTTCGCTGGGCACAAGCCTAATCTTGACGGGCGTGGCGTCATTGCTAACGCCTCCAGTGCAGCTAGATAATTCTTCGTCTGATTCCGAGCGTAAAGACAGCTTTCTGTTTGACAGGGCCGCTGAACTCACTTCACAAGGCGCTCCCGTGCCAGTTTTGTACGGCAGATTTTGGGCTGGTTCCCCATTGATTATTTCCTCCGCCATTACCACTGAACAGGTGCCCGTGTGATGGAAACTTTTCAAGAGCGGGAAGATGGGTGGCGGATTGTCGTTGACGGCTCCGGCGGAGGAGGAGGAGGCGGCAAAGGAGGAGGCAAAGGAAGAGGTGGTAGCACTCGCGCTCCAGAAGAAGACGCAGAGAGTCTTAGAAGCCGCTCTGAGGCCTCTTTCGTAGCAGTATTGTCCGAAGGGGAAGTAGCAGGCTTTGAGGACGGCGCAGACCCGCTGAAGCGCATCTACCTAGACGGCACTCCAATCAAGAACGAGGATGGCAGCTTCAACTTTGGCGTGAGTTCATTCTTCACTGGAAGTTCTGCAGCAGCCAATGGCAAAGGAGGGTTTGTTCCAGAAATCGCCGCCTCCATTCCATCGCTCAACAGGACAAGCGCCACTGGGCAAGTGGATTCCATTGTTGTTGACTACAGAACTGGCACTCAAAATCAAGACCCAATGCCAGGTTTTGACGACGTAAGAGTGGAGCAGTCGGTTGGAGTGAAGCTTACAAGTGCAGGAGGCACCGTCGTTCGCACCACTACAAATAGCCTGCTCACTAAGCTCAGAATTCGTGTGGGTATTGGAGCACTATTTCGGATTGACGAAGAAACCGGAGACGTAAAAGGAGGCAGCGTGCAATTCAATGTGCAGATTAGGCCAACTGGCGGAAGCACATTTGTAAATGAGAACAAGACAATTCAAGGCAAAAGCAGGGGGCCTGTTGACTTTGAATACGAATATGCCCTTCAGGGCAGCGGGCCATGGGTGGTGAGCCTCACGCGGCTTACGCCTGACTCGACCACTACGAGGGTGACGGACGATCTTTATTTCAAGGCGATTGTTGGAATCAATTCTCAGTCATTTCGCTACCCAAACACGGCTCTAGTTGGCATCAAGATTGGCGCTGAGAATTTCACTTCCGTCCCGCAAATTGCTGCGGACATGCTTGGCGTGAAGATTAAAGTGCCATCCAATTACAATCCAATCACTCGCGCTTATTCTGGGATTTGGGACGGCACGTTCAAGACTGAATGGAGCAACAATCCAGCGTGGGTGTTTTATGACTTGTTGACCAATACAAGATATGGGGCAGGACAGTTTATCCCCGAAAGCCAAGTGGATAAATACTCCCTCTATCCCATCGCTCAATACTGCGACGAACTGGTGCCAGATGGGAAAGGAGGGCTAGAGCCTCGTCTCACGTTCAATGCTTACATCACAGACAGAGGACAGGCGTACGATGTTTTGAATTCCATGGCAGCAGTGTTTCGTGGAATGTTGTATTTCGCGGAGGGAACTATTGTTGCGATTCAGGACAAACCAAAGACTGTTAGCAAGATTTTTTCGCCCGCCAACGTCATTCAAGAGACTGACGACAGCGGCAATGTCACTCAGCCTCCATTCACTTACGAAGGCACAGCGCGTAAGGCTCGTAAGACAGTGGCGCTTGTTTCATGGAACGATCCAAGTGATCAATACAAGGCAAAAACTGAATACGTGGAGGACCGTGAAGGACTAGAGCGCTATGGCTACCAAGAAGTGGAAATCAGGGCGTTTGGCACCACTTCTCAAGGGCAGGCTCAGCGTATTGGTCGCTGGACTCTGTTGAGTGATCAGCTTGAAACTGAAATTGTTACGTTCAAAACTGCCACTGAAGGATTCTTTGTCCTGCCAGGAGAAGTGATTGGCATTGCGGATCCCGCCAAAGGAGGCAAGCGCTATGGGGGAAGAGTTATCGAAGCAACTGTTTCAGGGCTCACCATTGATGCTCCATTTACCATCGCTTCTGGAAGCACGTATCAAACGTCTGTAATGCTGTCAAATGGCGCAGTGGAAACACGCACCGTGACCAATGCGCCAGGAGAGACCAGCACACTTGCATTGGCCTCTCCATTGCCTTCTGCTCCTATTGCTGGCGCTCCATGGGTGCTGCAGGAGGATGGCGATGGCATTAGGAAATTTAGAGTGGTGTCTGTGACGGAAGACGAGGGGATTGTGACCATACTTGGCGCTCTGTATGACGAGACCAAGTTTGATCTAGCAGATCAAAGCACTGAACTTGGACAAATTCGCACGTCCATTGGTGGTCCTTCTGTCGTTCCGGCAATCACGGGCGATGGCATTGTTCTGGAGGTGCCCTAATGTCTTACAACGAAGCTCGCTGGGACTATCCGCAGTATTCGGCATATTCTGTTCTTAACGCAATCAATCCCGCCATTTGCTGGAATGCGCCGCAAAACAATCCTTTCATTGCGTCGTTTGAAGTGGATTACTTGGACGTGCTAGATAATCAATGGAAAAGAATTGGCACGACAAGCACAAGCTACATTCGTTTTCCCTCTGACGTTTACACCACTAATGGATCGTATAGAATTAGAATTGCTACCATTGGCATCAATGGCAGGCGCTCTCCGTATGCTTATAGCACGGTTGTGCTAGCAAGTCCGTTGGTCTTTGACTTTACCGCCAGTCAAGATGTGCGCTTTTCTGATGGTACAGTTGTTCCTAATCAACGCTTTCTTTTCCTGATTCTTTGATATGGCCAATCTTTACGGACTTGACGCCATCGGCAATGCTGCCTACGTAAAGGCCACCGGCGCTGGCACCAACGCCGATCCATACGTGGTGCAAAATGATGCCTTTACCAGTAATTTGAAGAGCGCATTCATTTCGTCTTCTAGCAGTGCGGATGTTATTGCTGCAGTGGCAAGCACCAAGCTGCGCGTTATGAGCTTGGTTGTCACAGCGGCTTCGGGATGCACTGTTAAATTCCAAAGCGGAGCCTCGACGGATAAAACTCCTCCTTTTCACATTGGAGCTAACGGCAATATCTCCATTTCTAACAACTTGGGACTGTTTGAAAGCGCCTCTGGGGAAAAGATTAACGCAGTGCTTAGTGGCACTACAACTTACACAGTGTTTGCTTCCTATCGCGAAGTGCCAGCATGAGCAGCGCTTTTCTTGCCACTACCATCGCTCCCCGCATTGACCTTCATCTTTTGCGTCGGGATTATTTTGATGGCTTCAGCTTGCTTTTGCAAGACGAAGATGGCGTGCCTTTTAATTTGAGCGAAGTAGTAGTTTGTGCTTCTGTTTGGAAGAACACTGCTTCTGGCACACTGGAACAAGTGTTGAGCTTGAACGTAGAGGAGCAGGAGCCGCTTAGTGCTGGTCGCATTCGCTTGTGGCTTTCGTCTGCTCAAACGGCGTCACTGTGGGACGCGGCGCAGGCAACGTCGATGGAGAATGTATTTTTCCCCACTGCTTACGTTTCAGGAACGAGGCCATTTTTATCTTGGGACGTACGCATTGAAAGAGAAGAGCGTCTTGCGGATCTCGTGAGCGTTACGGCAGGGGCGTTTATTTCGCAGACAAATCATACGCTTGGATCTTCTGAGCGCGTTGTATTTAGTGGCACCACTCAGTCTTCAATTAACTACGACGGAAGCTCGTCTACCATCTACAGCGGCCTCACCAATATTTCTTACGCTCCGCCTTATTCTTTCACTATTCCTTCGTTGTCTGGGACTACAGACGCCGCAATTGGCGGCAGTGTTTATAGACTAAAGCAAGACACAGTAGTGACTGGTGCTGTTGTCGTAAGCACCACGCTTTCCAATTGTTTTTCTTGATCCATGGCAGACGAACTGAAAGAAGGCGTAGCCGTTGTCACGGTAGGAAGGACGGCTCCTATTCCTCCTGGTCCACAGCTCGCTGAAGACAGTCTGCCTGTCGTTATTGCTAGCGATCAAGACGCTGTGCCCGTAAGGGTGGAAAACCAGCAGATCAGTGAAGTGAGCTTGAGCTTGCTGGGCATTCCTCGTGCTGAAGTGGCTCTTGGCATCTTTGCTGACGTGACCACGTATGACGTAAGTCCTAGCGAATGGCAAAGCGAAGGCGCTGGTACGGTCACCCACATTGCTTCTGAAAGCGCGGCCAAGATTGCTCTTGGCACGGCTCAAACCAATGCCTACGAAATCCTGAGCAGCAAGCGATTCTTCCGCTATCAGCCAGGCCGGGTGAGCGCTGCCACGTTCGGCGTGCGCATGAACACCACCACTGACGATGGCGACATCAAGAAGTTTGGTGCGTTTGACAAGAAAGACGGTTATTACATTGAAGTGCAAGGAGGCGGCCAGACTTCCATTGGGGACAAAGAAACCAATCTTTATTGCGTAAGGCGGAGCAGCGCCTTTGAAAGCAACGAAACAGGCATTCGTACGCCTAACGTGGCGGATGGTGATCGCGGCACAGCAGGCACTGATTTGGTGATCGTTCGTGCGGGTCTCAC